AGGATGTCCGGCACGAGGTAGGACGGCAGATAGTCCAGCGAGAGAATGACGGTCTGCGTACACAGTTTCCGCCGCGTGTCTTTCTCGACCATCAGCCGGGCCGTTGTGATCAGGCTCGCAAGACGTGCGTCTTCGTGGCTGTGATCGATCCTCGCGTGCTCTTTCAATTCCGCCACGCTGACCGGCTCAACCGTCGGAGACACGCTCACGCGCAACGAGGAGCGCACCCCCCGAATTGACTCCAACGGCTTCGCACGGTCCCACGGCATGGCTTATCGCCCTCTGTTCTGGCGACGTGCTGCCCGCTCGTACTGCGGGACCGCTGTCGCCTGTTCGATCTCTTCCGGGGCGGGCTTGGCAATCTTCCGCCTGACGAGGAGGTTTCCCACCCCATCAGGCGGATCGATTGTCTTGCCCGCTCGGAATCCCTTCCAAGTCTGCAGGAGAACCAACCGCATTAGGCAGGCACCCGCAGAATGTTCCCGAAGTTCCGTTCGGTCGCAGTGACCGGGGTGTCCTTCGCCCGCGACAGCAACGCGAACGCCGTCGCATAGGTTCCGGCAGTTCCGTCGCCACAAGTCGCCACGAGGTCGAGATACCGCTTGCGTCCCCGCAAGTCGATCTCGAACTTAAAGCACTTGTTGTCGTCGGTTGCCGTCGGGAGGGCTGAGGTAGTTCCCGCGATCCCGGCGGACGTGCCGTACACCAGACCGGTCACATCGGCGAAACCGCTGCCGCTGGTGTCGGACTCCTGCATCTTGAGCGCCGTCATAGCGATATCGGTCGCGCCGAGGTAAACGTAGACCTCGCAGTAGTCGTACCCGGCGGTATCGATTTCCGAAGTGGTCAGACTGGCATTGTCGACGATGGCAGCCGGGGGAGTGACGCTCACCCACCGGGTGTTCTGTGCATTGATCATGTGGGCTCTCCTTACGAAGCCGGGGTCTTGAGCATGATCACCGGGCCAGCAACGGTACTGGTCCCCTTCTCATGCACGTTGATGTCAAACCGCTCAGTCCCACGGATGGCAAGCTGGTCATATTCGAAGTACCGCGATCCATCGACCGCCACCGAGATGCCACGCCGCGAACCCATCGAGGCCGCCAGATCGAGATTGCCGAGGTAGGCAATGCCGTCCGTCGAGGTCTGCGCCGTGGTCGTGGAGTTCATGACCTGCACGATCTCCACGGGGAACCCGAGGAACTGCAGGGGAGCACCGCCAGCGATCTGGGCCACCGTGTTGCCGCCAGCCGCTTCGGCCAGCCGCAGCATCGAGTTCGCCCAACCCACGCGGCTGATGTACCACCGCGCACCGTTGACAGCGTACTGAGGCAGCTTGCCCACCATCGCCTCAAAGTCTTCGAGGTCGAGGGTTGAGAACGCCGTGTTGCCGGTCGCGGCAGCCACCTCGCTGCCGTCCCCGAGGGCATTCTTGAGACCGACGATCCCCCCGTAGGTCGAAGTGCCGTCACCGTTGAAGAGGCACTCGTCCTCCTTGTCGGCGAATGCGTAGGCGATTTCCTGCGCGAGGTCGTCGGCAATCGAAATCACCGAATCCTCGTTGAGTTCGCTGGAGTACTTGGTCAGTACCGCCAGCTTGCGGGCCGTCAGACTGACGGTATCCCAGCCCTTGTCGCTCGCCGTGATCTCGGCGTTCTCGCTGACGAAATACGCCGTCACGCCAGACTGACGCCGAGGCACGATCAGGGTATCGCTGGCCATCGGACGAATCCGCAGAACCCGACGGGCAACGCCTCGCTCTTCGCGAAGGTCGATGATCGCGTTTTCCATCTGCTCCGGCACCAGATAGCCGCCAAGGCTGTTGGTGGTCGTCGAGAGGGCGCGAGTCTCGATGCCGTTGTCGGCACACCACTGGGCCGCACGCTGATCCCCGCCGAGGATCGCAAGACACCATTGACCGGCAGCGTAGGCGCGGTCCTGTGCGTCGGGTCCACGGAAGGAACGCAAGGCACCGAACCGCCGCAGCGTCCGGATCTCCGGCTTGGGGGCGGGAGCCACAATCCCAGGGGCGGGAGTAGGAGCACTCCGTCGCCCTTCGCTGGCAGCCAGTGCAGCTTTCTCGGCGATCAGCTTGGAGAACCGGGCTTCTTCAGCACCGGCCTTGCCAGCCTCTTCCAGAAGCCCCTCGTACTTGCGGGTCTCGTCGTCCGTGAGGGGCCGACTCTTCCCGCCCTCGCCAGCGGTAGCAGCAGCCACCAGCACGCTTTCCGCTTCAGCCAACTTGGCCGAACGCAACTCGCGGGCCTGATCGGCCAGCTTGTTCAAGTCCATAATTGTCGTCTCCGATTTGGCCGACGACCACCAGATAACACATCAGGCGTGAACCGTCGGCAAGTGCGAACACCTGCTGACAATCCACGCCTGCAACGGCAATTGCGGATGTCTCGCGAACTTCACGCCATACCAACGGGCTGGGCTGTTTCGTTCGGCAGCATCAATCTGGATCAAATCGTACTGATCTAACCCAGCTTGTCAACATCATTTTTTCGCCGCCTTGATCTGATCGGCTTTGCTCGCGGACCATGACGCACCGGCATCACCTCCCCAGAGTTGCCACGCGACATACCCCGGCTTCTCTTCGCCAGCCTTGTCCCAGCCGGGCGATTTGCTGGCCGTAGCGTGTCGTTTGAACCATGCCGCCATCTCGATCACGTGGTCTTCGGTCAGTGACTCGCGGGCGGAAATCTTGCGGGCTCTTGCCACGGTCTCCGGCTTGAGTCCGTCACCGGATCGGCCAGCCTCGTGCAGCCGCAGCCCCTCGCGGGCAGCCGATGCCATGCCTGCCGAGGGCCTGGTACTGATCCCGTTGGCTCGCTCCTCAGCCAGTGTCAGCCGGGCGAAGTGTGCCTCCAGTGGATCACCCGTCAGCATCGCCGCAGCCTTCGCCTTGGCCAGAGAACGCAACGCCATCTCGGTAGCCTGATAGGCCGGATAGGTCACAGCCGACACGTCGAACAAGTCCACGTTGTGCAGCTCGCGGACCTGCCGATCTCCTTCCTGCCTCCAGATGTCGCTCTTGGTCGTGAACCCAAACGACATTTGATCCATGTCACCCCTGCGGATCTTCGGCACCAACGCCTGCACGTCGGGGTCTGTCGGGTCGAGGTCTGCCTCCATCTTTAATCCCCGCTGATCCTCCGCCAGTCGCAAGGTGCCGGACTTCGTGCGGGCCAGTGGCGTGCCGTCGTGATTCACCAAGAACCGCACGTCGGCACCGCTTGCCAGCGAACGGGTGAACGCACCGGGCCGGATGATCTCGACGAACCCGCCGAGGTCTTGAGAGAGTGAATTGAACACCGCGGCATAGCCTCTCAGCGTCACCTTGCCATCGGGCTCAGACCGCAACTCAATCTCCGCGCACGCTCTGTACTCTCGATCGCTCATCGCACAACCTCCCGGGCGAATTCGGTCGCCCTCCGTGCATCCCACCGGGACACAACTGATTCGACGCTCTCCGGCAGCCTGTCCGCCGACACCTCGCACGCTGTCAACAGGGCTTGTCGGGACTGCTCGACGTGACGCCGCACGATCTCAGCCGCATCGAGAGACTGCCGCAAATGCAACCCCAACGCTCTCACGGTCGGGCCGATCGCCTGCTCGGGTGAGGTCGTTTTCCAAGATGCTCCGCAGCGCATCGCCGAGGTCTGGGGAATCATCCACCTCCGCCTGTGCAACGCTCGTTGCTCCAACCGCCGGTGTCTGGCTCGCGGTCATGGCGGTAGTGATCGGCACCATGTTCCCGTTGACCAGATAGGCGTCACCGTCGTCGCTTGGTATCGGATTCATTCCTTCGCGGTCCCTGATCTCGTTGGCACTCATCCACCCGTTTTGCCGAGCCACAGCGTAGGCATCATAACGGCTTTTCAGGTCCGCTAGTGAGAGGTCGTCTAGGTCTAACTCAGTGAAGTATGTCGGCTTCTCTTCAGCCGAGAACAGTTTGCGGTGGGCCTCCTGCTGCATTGCAATCGCAAGAGGCCGGATGGTGTAGGTCTTGTACTCGATAGACTGATGCTCAATGTTGCCGAAGGTCGCCCGCGACAAGTCTCGCAACAGGTGAGGAGGGATGTTGAACCACCTCGCGACTTCCGCAATCTGGAATTGACGTTGCTCCAACAACTGGGCATCCACCGCGCTCATCTGCATTGCCTGAAACTCCATGCCCTCTTGGAGCACGGCAATCCGTCCAGCCTTGTCGGCTCCCCGGTGCATCGCGTCCCATTCGTCCCGGATGTTGCTTCGGGCCGCTGGCGTGAGTTTGCCGGGATGCTTGAGGATCCCTCCGGGCCGTGCCCCATTGGCGAAACTGCTGCCGGAATACTGCTCCATCCCGATCGTTAGGCCGAATGAGTCGCGGGCTCGCTGTACCAGTCCCTTTCCAACAATGCCATCACTCGCCATCAAAGGCACGTGATAGACATTCTCTGGATATAGGGGAACCGCATTCAATCCATGTTCATCAGAGACAGAGTAGTAGATTTTCCCCATCCCATCGCGATGCACCGACACCCGCGACGGATGCAACCACCACAGTGCCACGGGACGCCCGCCCCGATTGCGTTCGATCTCTGCGACCATGTTTCCGTGGAGATAAAAGCTGGTCATCATGGCGATTCGCCACGAGAACGCCGTCATCTCGCTGTTAGGCTCCTGATCGAGCAGCAGACGCAACGGGTGATCGTACCGTTCGATATTCGCCTCGTCCTGCCGTTCGTAGACCTCCCATTCAAGCTGGGCCACTGTCTCCGCGATCACTCGGACAGCAGCGTAGACCGCCGAGGCAGACAGCGCCGTAGCCTCTGTGATCGCAACACCGCTCGAACTACGAGGCATCAAGGCGTCCGCCACCTGCTGCGACATGCTCCGTGATTCCGGTGCAATCCAGCTCGCCAGCCCTCGCCGAATCCCTGCAATGATGCTCACAGTGACAGACTTCCTTTCGTGTCGTAAACGCTGCCCACTTCGCCGTCAACCATCGCGG